AATCTATCCCATAAATGTGTGCCTTGAAAGTCTGGTGTTTTTATTTTTGTCATGCTAAATCTCCACAAATTTTCATTTCTGCGTGTGTTATATTGGACTCTGTTGCACTTCCATCATTTGTGTTTAGTAATCTTACTTCAACTGCACTTGCTGCTTTGCTAGGACTTTGAACCATATATCTATCGTTTAATCCTGTAACAGTCATTCCGATGCTTGATGAATATAAAGCATTACTAAAAGCATTGGTAAAGTGTATTCCATAGTCTCCACTTCCATCATCATCTACAGAGCTACAGTTAAAGCTATCGTCTTGAACTGCATCTACTCCTAAGGTAAACCAAACTTTATTTACACCATTAAAAATGTAACTCGTATCAATAGACTTTTCTGTATTCGTATTCTTTGAATCAGATGTTGTTAATGTATCAAATGCTATTGTTCCGTTTGCCATTATGCTAAGTCTCCACAAGTTATATTAGTTGAACTATCTCCATCTGCAAGACTTCCTCCCGCTGTGTAACTCAACATATCAATCATAGAAGTAGAACTATTACTTTCAGGTCCTGATGAAAATAAAGCTTGTGTGCCACTATCTATACAAATAGCTCCTGTTGCATGAAAAGCATTATTAAAATTATTTGTAACATTCACCTCATACTGACCTGTTGCAGAATCAGTTATGCTACCTACGTTAAAACTATCTAATGCTTGTGTGCTGCCACTATCTCCCTTTTGATCATAGTGAAGCCAAACTTTTACCAACCCTTGTTGTAAGTTAGTCGTGGTAGAATTACCCTCTCCTGTAACAGAAATAGAACCTGCTGTGGTTGTGCCTGTTAAAGTATTTGTCTTTATAGTGCTCATGCTAGGTCTCCGTTTATACTGCATGAATTTATTGATATGTCTACTTCTGCACTATTAATATTATCATGTGCATAAAGATTGTATGCACTTGCCGAAGGGTCTGCTGTTCCACCTGCAACAGTTAAAGCATTTTTACCATCTGCTGAACCAGAACCATTATCATAAGACATTCCAACTAAACAATAATTTGCATTCCCCATATTATTAGTAAAAGAAAATCCTGCATGACCAGTTGCTCTGTCTGTTATAGATGCAGTATTAAAACTATCTGTTATAGCAGGTGTTCCTGTTTGATTATATCTAACCCATGATTTAGCTGCTTCTTGCTTGGTAAGTATTACTGCACCTCCACTGGTGTGTTGTATTGTGTCTACTTTGATTGTACTCACGATGTTACCAACCTTCCACCACTTTCAACTGTAAGAGTTACACCAGATGCAATTGTTAACGGACCTGTAACTTGTGCGTTCTCTGTGGCAAGTATTGTTGTATTGGATGTTAAACTTTGTGCATTAGTTCTAAACATACCACCATTTTTAAAATTACCTTTATTTTCTGCCGCAGGAGTTACAGTGCCTAAAGCTCTCCCAATAAACATAACAAAAATGTTATTACCAGCGTTAGAACTTGGAGCCGCACTAAATGTTAATGTTGTTCCATCTGGAACTGTATATGCTCCAGTGGGTTCTTGAACTACACCATCAACACTAACAATAATTTCTTGTGGAGAGTTTACAGTTTCACTTAAAGTAAATGTAGTAGTAGAACCATCTCCACTAAACTCTTGTCTTGTAGACAAACTTTCAAATTGATTTACAGGACTAGAACCAAGAAAAGGCATTATGTTATCTCCATAATAGATAAAGCAATATCAGTAGCACCAGATGCAGTTAATTTTAAAACATCAGTTGTCTCCATAACAACTTTGTTACCTGCCAATAATTCCAAAGAAGAACCTGCTGGTATAGGTGCATTTGTTACAAGTTCAACATTTTGGTTAGCTTCATTGTTAGCTCCTGCTCTACTTGATGTGTCAGACTCTATTGTTACAGTTGCCGTAACTTGACTTGATGTTGTGTTGCCTAACATGATACCTAAAAGAACAGTTGTTGTAGAGCCTGCTACTGTGTAAATAACATCTGCACTTGTAACACCTGCCTTTGTAATTAATTTAAATGTATTTGCCATATCTTATCCTAACGCTATTGCCAATGCTGTTGCATCATCTGTTGAAGCTGCTCCTGCTGTTATGCCTAAATTAGAAGGAGTTATTTTTTTTAAAACGCCTCCATCATCCACTAATACAAAATCGGCATCACTACTAGATGTAGTAGTAGTTGCAGCATCTGAGTTTGCTGTTGTTATTATAGTGTTTCCTTCAATACTTACAACTCCAGAACTTGCTCTAGCTATTGTTGTATCAGAAGCATGACCTAACTCAATATTACCTCCAACATCAACATCACCAGTTGTTGTAATAGTGTCTATAAAAGCATCTTTCCAATATGTTCCTGATGCTCCTAAATCAACATCACTATCTGCTTGTGGTGTAAACGCATTATCAACTAACTTAACTTGATGAACATTATTGGCATAAAAATGTATTTCATCAGCAGTTTCAAAATCTATTTTTGTTTCATCATCTTCACCAATCTTTATATCGGTGGCTAATAAAGAAGTAATACCTGTTTGAGCCGCATCTACATTTAAAGTGTTTGTAGACAAAGTAATACCAGTTCCTGCTGTTAAAGCAGTTTTAGATACTGATATTGCCGCTCCTGACGCTACACTTGCATCTACGACTGCATTTGATGCCAACTGATCTGCACCTACTGCATCATCGGCTATCATAGCTTGTTCTACTGCATCATTGGCTATTGTAACAGCACCACCATTTGTCATGGTTACATCACCCGATAATGCGGCAACAGTAAATCCAGTTCCGTCACCTATTAATATTTGTGTGTCTGCGACTGCCTTTGCAGAAACAGCACCAGAACTATTAGCATCTCTTACTAATACTGTGTTGGCAGCTTGGTCAGCTATTTCTGCTAATGCAACACCACCATCTTTAATTGTTACTGCACCACTCGATACTGCAAAATTATCTGAACTAAATGAAGCCACACCTTTATTAGCGGTTGTAGCGTCCTCTCCTGCTATCGTAACTGTATTAGAGGTTGCTGAAGTATCTATACCTTCACCACCTGCTATCGTTAAAGTCTCACTATCTAAATCAATAGCAATCGTTCCACTATCAGAAGTAACATCTAAATCTTCAGCAGTTAATTGAGTGTCAACGTATGCCTTTACAGACTGCTGTGATGGTATGCCTGTTGCACTATCTGAAGCCATGTCATCTTCATCTACAAAACTTTTGCCATCTAATATATTTAATTCTGCGGCAGTAGAGGTAACAGAAGTTCCATTGATAACAAGTTGATTAGAAGCATCAAGGAAAGCCGCCTTATCCGCGGGTTGTGTACAAAATATTGTTTTTGATCCAGTTCCCCAATTTACAGCAGAATCACTGTTAGAAGATTGAAGTATTGTGGTTCTAGCTAAAGTTGTTCCAGATAATGTATAAGTCCCAACACCTATTTCAAAATCAACACCATCCGTGCAACAATAGTAAGTTGTGTTACCATCCCCTACAGAAGAAAAAGCTTCAAACCCAGTTTCTGCTCCAGCCAACGTATAAGTGCCAGTACCTGTAGTAGCCGTTGTTTCTTTTACTCTATCTTTTAATGCTAACGCCATGTCTTATGTCCTTGGTCTTGACGGCAATCCGTTTCTGTATCCATCTGTGTTTTCTCTTGCTTCTCCCAAATCTTTTATTCTTTCTAAATATTGCATATATAAACCATTATAGTTTTGTATAACATCTGGTTCACCCTTCATAAAAATATATGCCTCTATAATAGATCCATAAAGTAAAGCAAAAGGTGCATTTGTACTTAACCAGGTTGTACCACTGTCTGCACCAGCCGTTAAACTAGCTGGTCTAAAAAAATAATGTAATTCAACAGTGTAAGCACTGTTTGGTGTAGGTGCTAGTATAAAATGGTCTTCACTAAAACGAGCATAGTATTTTGGCAATCCAGTTGTACTAGCAGCGGGTGTATATTCTCTAAGAAAATTAACATCTTTTTGAAGTAAAAAACTTTCTGAACCAGATGTGGTTATTTGAAAAGAAAAAGATGCTAAATAATCATCAGGCACATTTACATATTGATCTGATGTTGTTAATGTGCTTGTTACATTTTTTCTAAAAATATCTAAATCTACAGACTTTAATATTTTTTCTTCTGCGGCTTTTATAAAGTCTGGCAGATGTGTAACAAAAGTTGATTCACTATTATCTGTGTAATCTTGTATTGCTGTTTTTAATGTTGCTAATGTAAAACTCATTTATGTACTCAATGTTGCAGGTCCAGCAGTAGCAGTTCCACCACCACCTCTTGTGTTTCCTATTGTAGCAGTTCCACTACTTGCCGTAAATGTGTATGTATCATCATCAACTTTTGTAATAGAATAACCAGAAGAATCATTTAAAACTGTAGCCGTAAAACCATCAAATCCTAAAACATCTCTAAATCTAACTGTATCACTTGAAGAGCGACCATGTGATTTTTCAATAACTGTTATTGTATTGCTACTAGCAGAACCAGATATAAAAGGGTTTAATATAAGTAAATTTTCAACACTAACTTCTGTTCTTTGATCTGGTCTTGGCTCATACAATGCCGTAGGGTCTGGGCCTGGACGTATAGGTTCTAACTGTGGATGTTTAGCTTCATATTCATCATTGCCAACTTTTAATCCATTCCACTCTTTTCTCATGTCACGAAGACGATAACGAAAACCAGACCTATCTGAATAACCCCATGCTTTTTTACCACTTGCATATCTAGCCATTTTATCTACTCAAATAAGAAATGTTAGGTGTTAATTTAAGAGGTGTGCTGTTTGCATCCTCTGCTGCGGCTCTTTGAAACTCTTCTTCATACAAAGTTTTTAAAATTTGTATTCTATCTGGTGCTTTTTTTATAGCAAGATAATAAGCCAAACCAGCTACCATGCAAGGTAAAAACCTAAAAGGTGCATCAGTTGTATTAACTAAAGCATCTGCATCTTGTATTCTTCTTACATAATAATAAACCAAAGTATAAGAAGCATCTGGTGTTGCCCACAAAGTTATTGTTGGTGTTGTTTGTCTGTCAAAAAAATACTGACTTGGTTGACCAGTTGTACCTTTGTTCGGAATTGTTAAATATTCGCTTCTACTCATTTGAGTTAAAGTAAAATCAACATTGTTACTATTCCTTAAAACAACTTCTAATAAATCTACAAACTCACTTGATAGTGTGTATGTAGCCGTGCCAGATGTCACTGATTTTGTTTCTTGTGTTACAGTCCAAAGATTTAATCCTCTGTTTGCCCAATCAGCAAACATAAGATTTAAAGAACGTCTAGCAGTTCTAGCATCATAGCCAGTTCTCATTTCCAAACCACATCTTTCGTATGCTTCTTCAATAATTTCTGCTACATCTAAATCAAAATCTCTTGAACTTGATGTTGCCATTTACTTTTTCCTTCTCAATGCTTTCACTCTTCTAGGTTTACCTGCTGGTTGTCCTAATCTTTTCTTTTGACTTATTCTACTTCTTTTTTCAGCAGAAGTCATCTCCGAAGCAGTTTTCGGAGTTTTTTTACTAATTCTTTTACTCGGTCTACAATAAGGCGTACCACGCTTTTCACCTTTTTGACGACCACATGCTTTACCTGTCCTAACATCTTTCCAGTCCTCCTTGAACCATCGTTTTAATGCTAAACCTTTTTTTGTTTTTCTTACTGCCATTACGCATACTTTGTGACTTTTCGTCTACCAGACATAACTTTACCACAACCTCTAGCAATGTTTTTATTTTTTGTTTTTCTTTTTGTCATCTTAACAACCTTACCCTCTTTGGCTGTCATTGTTTCTCTTTTTACTTTTTCAATAGCGGCATTTAATCCACCACCCATTGCTTTCTTTTTCTTTTTACCACCAGTGCCATAGTTTGCGGCTCCA